GGTTGTTTGCTATAAAGATCCAACCCGTCACTCTACGAAAAAAGAATGACGGGTTTTTGATTTTAGTGGTTGACAATTTGAGAAGGTATGGTAAATTAGAAATATAACGAACGGGGTTGAAACTCTATCTGATGTCCCCAACGAAAGTTAAAACATTTGATCGGTCACTGGGTGTTATGTTTAGTGCAGAACCCAACTGGCGATAATTAAAAATAATTAATTAACGATTTTTAAATGGGCGGTTAGCTCAGTGGAAGAGCAGGACCTTTACACGGTCAAGGCCAGAGGTTCAAATCCTTTACCGCCTACCATTTTAATCGGTCACAAGTGTTACGGTAGCATACGTGCTTTGGGAGCATGGGGAGACAGTTCAATTCTGTCGTGGCCGACCATTTTATTGGGCATATGACGTAATTGGCAGCCGTGCGAGTCTTAGAAGCTCGTGGAGAAATCCGTGGGGGTTCAAGTCCCTCTATGCCCACCAATTTTTTATGGATGATAGGCAGATATAAGCTGGCTGCACTAGTCTTGAAAACTAGGTCCGTCTAAAAAACGGAGGTCCGGGCAGTACGGACATCATCCGCCATTTTAATACAACTCCACTTGACAATGGAACCGAAGACTGATAATATCGTCTCTTGAAGAAATCGGAGTTTGTCAAAAGATTTTACGGTGAGGTGTCTGAGCGGTCTAAAGAGACAATTTGCTAAATTGTTGTGGCCTAAAAAACCACCGAGAGTTCGAATCTCTCCCTCACCGCCATTTTTTGCGTGTGTAACTCAGTTGGTAGAGTACGAGTTTTCCAAACTTGATGTCGTGAGTTCAAACCTCACCACACGCTCCATTTTTAGTAACTGGGGATTTGCATAATGGTAGTGCGGCAGACTTTGAATCTGCTTGTGGTGGTTCGATTCCATCATCCCCAACCAATTTAATCGGAATGTAATGTCAATAGTAGACGGCCTGGTTTGGAGCTAGGAGGTTGCAGGTGCGAGTCCTGTCATTCCGACCATTTTAATCGGGGTATGTGGCTACACGGGTGTAGCACTTGCTTTGCAAGCAAGTTAAATATTGGCGTTCAACTCGCCCATACTCCACCAAACTTAATTTGAGTATCTAGGCGTTTTTGACTCCACACTTCTATTTATTAGTATGAATACATTAAAAATAAAGTGTAACGGATGTAATATTGAATTCTTAAAGAATAAAAGTGAGTATGGTAGACAATTAAGAAATGGAAATAATAATTTTTATTGTTCTTCTAAATGTTGTGGAAAATATACATCGAATGCTCGTATAAAACATTCTAATATTGAAAGAGAATGTTTGTATTGTAAATCTAAATTTGTATCTACAACACATAAACGACATAAAAAATGTTGCAATAAATTATGTGCAAAAAAGTATGCTCAGAATTTTGTAAAACCTGATAAAATATCAAAAACTTTAAAAACATATTATCAAAATAATCCACATATAAAAATATATGAAGATAAAAAATGTGTGTTATGTGAAAATTTATTTAGTATACAAAAGTTTAAAACCAGAAAAACTTGTTCAGAAAAATGCTTTAGAAAATTGATGTCAGTTAATTCAACCAAAAATCCTAATTGTGGTGGTGAGACTAACTTTAAAAAATATAAATATAATAATATTTGGATGGATTCAAGCTGGGAAGTTAATATTGCAAAATGGTTAGATATTAATAATATTAAATGGATACGAGATAGAAAAATTAATTTTATATGGACTGATGTTGATGGAAGAAAAAGAAGATATTATCCCGATTTTTATTTACCTGAACACAATTTGTATTTAGATCCAAAAAACAAATATAAACTTGAAAAAGACAGAGACAAAATATCAAGAGTTATTTCTGAAAATAATATAAAATTGATATATGGTCTTGAAGAAAATGTAATTTGTGAATTAAAAAATTGTATTTCTAAAAAATCAACTATATATTAATGTTGAGAGCGCGGGTATGATGTAGTGGTAGCCTGCAACCTTGCCAAGGTCGATGTGCCGGTTCGATTCCGGCTACCCGCTCCAATTTCAGTTCTTTTAAAATTTTATGGGGATGCGTAGTTTCGACATAGATAAATATCTATTGTTAGGCACGTAGAGGATAATAGTTGGCCTCTTTAATACATCTATTACAACATTAACTGCTGAAGATAATGTAATCAGCTACGACTTCTCTTATGATGACGTAGCCGTTGCGGCCTAAGTTGTCGCACCATCTGACACGATGAAGTCTGATATTTGTGTTGGGTGTAAATTATTGGACTGGACCAAATGTTTGATTTGCGCAAAATGGTCGAGAAATTAGTAAATCTTAAGGGTAATATTTTTAGATATTTTTCATTATATACCCCTAACAATTTAAAATATATAAACGTGTAGTCTGGTAATAATAATTTTTTATGGACGCGGGGTGCGACTCCCCGCCATCTCCACCATTTTATTCAGGTTCAAAATCAATGTAGCTATCAATAATCAACACTCCACTATCATTGATGTAACCTTCTTCAATTAAATACTTCGTGATTCGTTCTCTACAACAATCATCCTCGTATAGATCACATTTTTCTGGATGTCTTAGTACAACAAATCTGTTAGCCCAAACTGTTATATCGTGATTGTTTATACTAACTTGGTGAAAATTAATCTCTTCCATTAACTATAAGTATATTTATACAGCAATGAAAAGATATAGTTTATTATACGAATCTAGCATATATGATTATCTAGTATGGGAACCAACTGGAAAATTACAGTATATCGCCGATGAGTTAGATAAAATTCCTACAGACAGTACTAAACTTTATAGAGGAATGTCTGAGAAAGAATATAATATTTTGAAGAGTACTGGTAAAGTTACTTCAAAAGGTAGGGGAAATACCCGAAACATTGTGGGTAGTTATCTAGCGAGTGATTTTAAATTGGCAGCTAGATTTGCCTTGGTCAATTACAGAGACAAAGGAGAAGGTATAGTAGTAGTAATAGATAAAAGTAAGTTACCCGATTTAAAAAATGTAGATCCAGGCAATTATGTTACTAGTTATATACCGATAGAAGCAGTAACCAAAATTATAGACTTAAAACAGTTATGAGTAATATTAAACTAACAAAGGCTGAAGCCGAAAAGAAAGTATATCAACTAACCGAAGATCTCTTACACGTTAAGAAAGACTTCAAGGATGTAGCTGCTGGCTACAAAGATCGCATGAAAGAAATTGAATCTGAAATTAAAGCGATTGTAGAAGAAGCTTCAATTGGAGATCCAACTAAATAAAACAAAACCCGGTCTTTCGACCGGGTTTTTTATTACTGTTGTTTAGGAGCGGGTTTAAACGTACCGTCTTTTAAATTGAGGCTGCCATCACCGTATTTTGTAGCTAAATTATTCAATAAACCTTCTTCTAATTTTTGAATATCTTTCCATTCAGCGAGAATTGCGGTTCTTCTATCAGTTAGTTCTGTTTTGGTTTGTTCCAATTCGATTTCTTCTAATTGCAATTGACCAAGTTCAAATATTTTCTGTTGATATTTGGATTGAACTATTGCGATTTCTTGCATTTCTTGTTCTGTAAATTTAGTAACATCACTCATAATATTTTCATATACATATCTAATAATCTATTTTGTAAATTATTATATTGTGTTATTTTGATAAAGAGGTGATTGCATTTTTTACTTTGGGATCTACTACCAAATCTTGTGTATTTTTATTAACTATCGCTTTTAAGAATTTCTTTAAAACACCCATCAACATTTTATCTTCATCTGAAGACAACTTACTTTTAGAAAGTTCTTTTAATAACATTACCATTGCAGGCAAACTTTTATTTATAGCTTCAATTATAGATGTGGATTGTGCTAATAAATTGGTCGATGTGTTTCCAGATCCCACCGATTCTTGTTCATTTATTTTACCAATTAAATCTTTGACCTGAGAAATTGACGGAGTGTTGTTTAATTCCCATAAAAATCTTTTGATAAATTTTTTCTTTAATTTTTTGGCTATAGGTTTATTTTCAACCGAAATAAAATCAAGAAGTCTTGTTGATTCTAATGAATTTTTTAAAGTGGAAAAATATCTGCTTACACTTTTATTCATTTGTAAATCTTTGCCTAATCCTTTTTTGAGTTCGGATTGAAGTCTTATTAATTGTGAATAATAAGCCCCAAATTTATTTATTTCATCAGGTGTCAATTTATCTTCTTCTACACCTGTTGTGCCTGTTGTACCAGCAGTGCCTGTTGTACCAGCAGTGCCTGGATCACTTGGCGATGATACATTTGAAAAAGCATCTTTTATAGATTTGCCAGCTTTTAATACAGTATATGTTGCATATAATTTATTGAAAATATCACCTATGCCATTTTTATGTAAAATGATATAAAGTTTTTTAAGTTCGTATGGTTCAATACCTAATGAAGGTGTAATTGATTTAATTATCGTTTCGAAATTATTTATAAATTCATTTTTTCTACGACTATCATCCCAATAAGATAATTCATCTATTTCTGTTATAACAGGAGGAGTTCTTATAACAGGCGGTCTAATAGGCAATTCTATATTTTTAGGTATTATTTTAGTATCATTTGTTATATTATTTAAAACATTCTTGGCATCTACTGGCAAATTGTTATATAAATTATCAAAATCTTGTTTTATTTTACTTACATTTATTTGTTTTAAAATAGTACCATTACCAATATCATCGCCAAAATTTAAATCATCAATCTTTTTACTTTGATATCCAGATCTTCCTTGTGTGCCTGTTGTGTCTGTTGTGCCTGTTGTGCCTGTTGTGCCAGCAGTGTCTGTTGTGTCTGTTGTGCCTGTTGTGCCTGTTGTGCCAGCAGTGTCTGTTGTGCCAGCAGTGCCTGTTGTGTCTGTTGTGCCAGCAGTGCCTGTTGTGTCTGTTGTGCCTGTTGTGCCTGTTGTGCCAGCAGTGTCTGTTGTGTCTGTTGTGCCTGTTGTGCCTGTTGTGCCTGTTGTGCCAGCAGTGTCTGTTGTGCCAGCAGTGCCTGTTGTGTCTGTTGTGCCTGTTGTGCCAGCAGTGTCTGTTGTGCCAGCAGTGTCTGTTGTGCCAGCAGTGCCTGTTGTACTTCTTACCGATTTAATCTTATTTGATAAATCTATCAATTGTGTTGCATATTGAATTATTTCGGGGGTAATTAAATCTTTACTTGGCCCATTTGTGAGATCATTAATAAGATTTTCTTTGGTTGATCCTATTTCACTTGCAATACTAGTTAAAAGAGCATCTACATTTTTATCCAAAACTTCAAGATCGTTAGGTGACAATTCTTTTTTTCCACCTAAACCCACTGATCCTTTTAATTTATCTAAAAAACCAGCTTCATTTAAAAATTCTTTATACAACTCTTCGGTGTAATTTATTTCATTCATATTATATATATAGTTTTTTAATCAACGTCTTGTATACTGATTCTTTTACTGATTGAGCATCTTCTGCGCCTGCTTTTGCAGCCAATTTGGCTAACTCATCTGCATTGACAGGATTTCCCATAGACTGAGCCAGGCTCATAGCTGCATATGCATTTGATGCTTCTTTGGGTGTTAAATAATCAATAACACTCTTGCCGTTGATACTCACAGGTACGTATCCTCTTAATTGAGCACTCAAATTAAGTGTCTGTGGTCCAACACCTGAGAAAAACTTTTCTTTGTCGATGATGCCAGCGGCCAATGCAGTCTTCAAGATTCTATATTGAGTTTCGCCTCCTTTACCCGATACCAAAAACTTTTGCATATAGGCATCTGCTGCGTTTGCATCTCCGCCCAGTGCGAGTTTTCCAAGTTCTTTTATAGACTTTCCAACAATTGTTGCATTAGTTGCATCTGCTGCAGCTACATTTAATAAATTTTTAGGTAATCCACCCGCGCTATTTATAACATCGGCAATTTCTTCGTTGTCTGTAAATTTAAGGTAGGTTTTTATATCAGGATAATTTGACTCTTCTGCTGTCTCTTTAAAACTTTTATATAATTCTGCATTTTTTCTGATAATAGTAAGCAACGTTGTGTCTCCGCCTCGTCTTGCGCTCACCATTAATTTTGATACATCAACTTCAGATACTTTGACATTTCCGCTCAATATAGATGCATCTGAGACCTGATCTGTTCCTGGTGCGCCTACAAAGTAAGATTTAGCGCCATCAATGAATCCTCCGCCTTTGAAGTAACTAAATAATCCTTTTGTAAGTGATCCACCAACCAATGATAAACCTGTGACTGTTAATGCCTTTTTAAACGCATCTCCCCAGGATTCTTTTTTGAGATAATGACCAGCAATTGTTCTTATTAATAAACCAACTAAAACGCCGATTACCAATGATGTACCTACACTAGCACCTGCGAATGATACTGATAACATTTTTGTAATGTTGATTAACAGACCAATTATTGTATTGGTCCATTTTGGATTCAACTTTGTAAAATCTTGTAATTTATTGAGCAACGATGTTCCAGAAGAATCGTTCTCATATGTTATGGATCCATCGGGTGCTCTTTTTGCAATTTTCATACTTGGACCCAATTTGGACATTATCATTTGCCAAGCGGATCCTTGTTTTTTTGCATCCAAAATATCTGATTTTAATGAAGATGACCAATTTACAAATCTATTTAATGCATTTACTACAATCGATTGAAATAGGTTCATTGCAATCTGACCGGCTTTACCACCTAATTCTTTTGTTTTTAATGCAGCCTTTTGAATGATGCTTGGTTCGGCTCCAATATTTTTTGGTATGGATGTGTCTTTTAGTCTCACATCAGATCCAACATTATCTAGATATTGTTTATTATCACCGTGAAATTTATTGATCAGTGATAATATATTTTTTGAAGTATCAGCCGTTGATACTGGATCTGTAGCGGCTTCTACTAACAGTGATATGTCTGAAATTTGTTGATTGCGTTTGTATATTTCTCTTAATGTTTTACGAGTACCAACACTTAGTTTAAATTCTGCTAAATGTAGAGTGTTATTTTCTATACATTCGTGTAGAATAGCTAATTCTTTTAACATTCGGTTGAATGTAAATTCGGATTTTTTTAAATTATCAATTTCTTGTTTAGATAAATTCGGATTTAACAATTGATTTTCTTCCAATAAAGCTATCATATCTATATAAATATCTCGGTGTAAATAAAAGTTGATTAAAATAAAGTTGACGTAATCGCTATTTGTATGTATTATTAGATTATGTTCTAAGGCTGGTAATCTTAGAACTCGAAAATATATTACCACATTTAAATATTAAATTATAAATTAGTATGACAGTTAAAAGTGATAGTGTTATGGATAACAATATTAAGTACGTAATCCTACGTGATGGCAGACGAGTTTCAGATTTGGAATATCCATCCAAGGATGAAGCTAAAACTGAATATGATCATTGGTCTTCAATTCTTAAACGATGGCCAGATGGTTCTAAAATTGAAATTGTAGAAGTGAAAGGTAAATAATGAGTGGTAATATATTTGGTCTGAAACAGAAGATTAACGCAGCTAGTACAGAAAAAGAAGTACTAGATTTGTTGCAGATAAGCAAAACATACGTAGATGCATCTCCAGAAACAATTCGTTCTTGGAAAAATGCTTCTGCGAAAAAGTTACAACAGTTAAATTCGACTATTTCGTCAGTAGAAAAGGTTGAAAATGATAGTGATAAACCAGTAAAAAAGAAAAAGAAAAAGTAAGATTTAACCAAATTGGTTCTGAAAAGACGTTACTTCGGTAACGTCTTTATTTTTTCCTATATACTTATATATGATGACAGATAAATACTCTTCATTAACTTTGCCATCTGATTATGGTCAGATGGAGAGTTTGATTAAAATCAATAAAATTAAATTGATGGAACAGGTTGTTTCGTCAATATGTTATGCGGTGGAGAACAATTTGAATGCGATAGAGGTCTTTAATTTTAAAGACTCCGATTTCATAGTAGTATTAGACCGCAATTCTTTCGAAAGTAATTTAAATACTATTTATAATTACTACATCTCATCTGAGGTATATGAACATTGCGGTCGTGTTTTAAATATCAAACAACAACTAAACCAAAAAAATGAGCAAGAAAAAAGACACAAGTCCAAAGGTTCACCAAAACGAAAAAATTAGAGAATCAGTTAGAATAGATGAACGATCTCTTACCCCAAAACAAATTGAATTATTAAATTTACTACAAAATAAAACAACCAAACTAGTCTTTATATCTGGCCCAGCTGGAACTTCCAAAACATATACATCAATATTAGCCGGTTTAAACTTATTGAATCAAAAAAGAGTGAGTGAAATAGTTTATGTACGAAGCATAGTAGAAAGTAGTGATAGCAAATTAGGATTTTTACCAGGTGAAATGGATGAAAAAATGAGTCCATACATTCAACCATTGATCGATAAGTTAGAAGAATTATTGCCAAAACACGACATTGATAAGTTGAAAAAAGAAGAACGCATTCATGGATTTCCAATCAATTTCTTACGCGGTTTAAGTTGGAATGCTAAATGTATCGTAGCAGATGAAGCTCAAAATATGACTAAAAAAGAATTAACCACATTGATCACACGTGTTGGCGAATTTAGTAAGTTATTTATCTGTGGCGATCCTGATCAAAGTGATATCAATGGTAAAAGTGGATTTGTACCGATGATGAACATTTTTGACGACGAAGAAAGTAGAAATAATGGCATTTATGTGTTTAAATTCGACGAAGAAGACATTGTTCGAAGCGGTTTAGTAAAATTTATATTAAAAAAACTAAAAAATGTTGGGTGATTAATAATTATTAATATATTATGGCGATAGTATCCAATCAAGGTAGAACCGTTCCCGAATTACCAACATTAACATCTGGTAATATTGGAAACAATGATTATTTGATCATACAAAATGTAAGTAGCAATTCAACTAAAAAATCTACTGTAAATAATTTTGTACAAAAGACCGGCGATCTTTTAACCACATTCAATAGCTTAAATTTTGTAGGGCCAAACAACACTTATACAGGTTCTTTTAGAAGCTTTGAAAGTGACAACTATTCTGTCATAAGTCAAAAAGTACCAAATCTATTTAAAAGAGCCATAGTAAGCGATTATCTTACTATTGGATACAATCCATCCGCACCAACGTTTTTGGGAATCTACGCAAAGACAATAGATGTTAATCAATCAGTTGGCGGTGGCGGTAATATTACCTTTACTGGAAATAGTTTAAGTAGTCAAATAACAATTTTAGATTATCCAAATGGATTGAATCTTGAAAACACGCCTTTTAAGATTGAACAAATCACAGCTAGTATTGGTATATCAGGCAGTTTAAAAGGTCGTTTATTGGGTAATGTAACAGTTGGCACAGGTAAAAGTTCATTTAACAATGTAGACGTAAATAATGATTTATACGCTGCATATGCTGAAATAGATTTAGTCGCTATAAACGATGGGTCTATCGGCAGTGTAACTATAGATAATTCGCCAATTGGAACAACTACACCTTCAATTATATCTGGTTCAAAAATCTATTCTCAAAATGGATTCTCAGGAGTATTTTCTGGTAGTGGCAATATTTCAATGACTGGTAGTTTAAAAGGAAAGCTAACAGGCAATGTAACAGCTAATTCGGGTATCAGTACATTCAATAATATTTCTGCTGCTAGTATATATTCTAGTGTTTATATTGAATCACCATCATTTGTAGGTACATCTAGTTACTCTTACAATGGAGTTGGCGAATTGTCTTCTCTATCCAGTAGCTACGCACAAACATCAAGTATGTGTATGTCAACTACTGCTGACACAGCTTCATATTTGAATTGGTCTAATCTAACAATAAATGGTACCGCTAGTTATTCTTACAATGGAAGTGGAAAGTATTCCTCTTTCTCAAGCAGTTACGCACTTACTTCGAGTAAAGCTATAAGCAGTAGTTATTCTACAAGAACTACAAGTGCTTCATACGCATTAAGAGCTTCAACTGTACTTGGTACAGTTGATAATGCTTTGAACGCCATAACAGCTGATTCATCTACTACTTCATTGACATCCTCTTATTTATTAAAAGGATCTTTAAATAGTTCAAGTGCAATACCATACTTTGACAATAACAGATTAACAACTGCTCCATTATTTTACAAAAATGAATTTGGACAAATTAATTTGTATATATCAGCTTCCGCTAAATATGCACAATCCAATTTTGTAGTGGTTAATAGAGGATCAGGTACATCAAATTCATCGGGATTAGTATTACATAATAAAAATAGATCTACTGGATATCCAAATCAAGATCAGTGGTTTATATCATCTGTTACCAGTGGTAGTTTGACATTGAGTATTACTACAGGTTCATATCACCTTAAAAATAGTACAATTACATCTAGAACTACAAATCTGGCAGGTACAATGGCAGCGATGAAACAAATTCGTAATGGATTTTATTTCTGGCCATACATTAATACGGATTCAGCTGCAAGAGATGGATCTGTTGGTATAGGTGTAACTCCTCCGGCTGAACCAACTGGTTCTATAGATAAATATTTACGAGCTAAGTTACAAATCAGAATGTTTAGTGGAAGCAACCAAGCTGCTAACGTTAAAGGATCTGTGTTGGCCGGCAACTTTGTAGGCGGAGCGCCTGTTGGTGTAGAAAACAAACAAACCGCAATATTGGTTCAATATGGATCTAGTAGTTTCGCAAATACATTTTATGTATCCAGTAGCGGTGATATGCGTGCGTATGGATCCATCAGTGGTAGCAAGATATATTCATATGGAAGTATCAAAGTTGATAATGGTTCATATATTTCCAAAACAGATAGTGCTATTATAACTGGATCTTTTAAAGGCAATTATCAAAAAGATCAAACAACTGTAAGTGCTACTGTTGCAGCTGCAACAACCAATTTGAGTTTTGATGATTATGATATGATTTATCTAACTGCTACAGCTGCTCAAACATTTAATGTAAATCTTACACAGAAAAAAGTATGTTATCTATATTTCTATAATAATAGTGGCGGAACATCATTTACTTGGACTACAAGTACACCTAATTCATTAAAATGGCCAGGTGGATCGGCGACCAATCCATCAAATGGATCTAGAGATCTATATTCTATAGTATTAATGGGAAGTGAAATTCTCATTAATAGAATCGCAGCTTCTTATTCTTAATACTTTATATTTATAAAATATGGCAACTCCGTGTAATAGTTTAAATGTCCAATTAATAAAAGTCAGCGATCTTGCTAGCTATAATAATATAAAAGCTGCAGATCAACTGATGCTTATAGAAAATACAGCTGGTTCAAAATATTCTAGAAAATCTACTCTTTCAGATTTGAAGAATTACGTTAATTCAGATGGTATATCTGGTTATACAACCTCTTTATTTAATACTACAACTGATTCAAATAGTTTTTATACACGTAATTCAAATATATTTTCTTTTTCTCATGGATTTTCATCAGTACCATCTATAACCAGAGTGGTTTTACAATGTCAATCAAATGATGGACGATTTGTTATTAATCAAGAAGTTGATATATCTTCATTTTTTAATAATCAAACTAAACCAATTTGTAGTATTGCTTCAAGTTCCAACAATATATTGGTAATAGTTCCTACATATACTAGTATTAAAACATATGATTATAATAGTAGTACTAGTATTGTAAGTGAATATAGCATTGATCCAACCAAATGGTACATTAAAATATACGCCTGGAAGTAATTATGTCAACCACCTGCAATTTAATACAACAAGTAAAAATTAGTGATTTATTAAGATATAATACACTAACAGCTAAAGATTTAATATTAACAATTGAATCTGGTTCGTCAAATGATTTATATTCTCGAAAGAGTACATTTGGCGATATTGTGACGTTTTTAAAATCGGTAACAGGTTCATACACAGGAAGTTTTTCAGGATCCGCAAAAACATTAAGAGGCACATTTACAGGTAGTTTCACAGGCAGTTTCAAAGGAAAACATTCAGGTAGTTTTAGTGGTAATTTTAATGGCAGTAATACAGGTAGTTTTACAGGAAGTTTTAAAGGATTGACCACAGGCAGATCCAACACATCTGGATCATTGAGTGGCAGTTTTAGTGGGTATGTATTGACCAAAAAAGCAAATGCTAGTGGAAGTTTCAGTGGAAGTTTGTATGGAACTATAATTAGTAAAAACTCTAAATTGACTGGTAGTTTCAATGGAACTTCAAGAGGTCGTTTTTCAGGAAGTGTTTCGGCTAGTATAAAAGGTTATATTAGTGCTTCAAATCATTATAACGCTAATAGAAAAGTAGCATTTTATGGTACGGCTAGTTGTGCTAAAACAGCATCTTATGCTTTGAATTTAGGGGGATTAGTATCTGGAACGGGTACTTCAAATCAATTTACTTATTGGTCTGGTACAAGTGCGTTGGGATCTACCAATTATATTGTAAGAAATAGTACTATTAATAATTTAGGTAGTATGCCTGCGGGTAGAATTACAGTTAATAATCCTTTACAATTTTCCGCTGTAGGCGAACAGATTATTCAAAACTCTTCATCGGGACAATCTATATCTGGATTAGGATTGCAAACTTCTAATAATTATTTAAGAGCCGCTGCTAATTTTGCAATTTATTATTCGGGATCTCATGTAAATACATCGGCTTTATCAGGCAGAGATGTAATTTGGCAATCAGGTAAATCTGGATGGGGAGTATTGGGTGTAAGACAAAGACTATTAAGTATAGGCAATATAGTAAGTTCTGATAATGTAAATGCTCAATTGCACTTACATTTAAGCGGATCTACTGGTTGGCCAACAGGATACAATCCAAATTCAAATGTATTTTTGATCACATCAGGAAGTAGTCAAACCAAATTATTACGTGTGAGTGGTAGTGGTCAGTTGGATGTAAGAGGTGATATAGTTGCACTATCCACATTCGCTTCATCAGATATAAGACTCAAAAATAACATTAAACCTATAGAAAATGCTTTATCCAAAGTTAATCAGATAAATCCAATTGAATTTAATTGGAAATCAAATGGAAAACAAGATTTTGGTGTTAGTGCTCAACAAATCGAAGAACTGTATCCTGACTTGGTAACTGAAAATATCGAGGGGTATAAAGTTGTAAAGTATAATCCACTTATCGCATTGTTACTAAAATCTATTCAAGAACTACACAAAGAAGTTCAAGAACTAAAAAATAAGATCAAATTTTAATATATATAGGATATATGCCTGTCAATATATTAAACAGATCCGGCCCGTTGAGTTTCAAAAGCGAAACCAATAACAGCGAAAATCTTTCGATTAATAGTTTATTAAATAACTTTTATAATCCAGGTTCAAATAACTTTTCTATATCACAAAGTTATTATCAATTGGAAAATAGGATTGGTAATTCAAACTCCGATTCACGAACAATTAATATCACAAAAGCTTTAGGTGTTGGATTCATAAATAAAGACAATAGACGACCAATAAAGTTTAGTGAATTTTATGGAGCTTCTTATATAAGTAGTTCGTTCAATGTAGCTGCGTCTACTGGTGTTGCTACTGTTAAAATTTATTCTCCAAGTGTAGTACAAAATAATAACTTTTTGACCAATAATATACAGGATAAAATTTATCAATACACATTATACTCTAAGTCAGATGTTACCACGCCTATTGTAGATTCTGGATGGAATAAGATGTTTTCTTATGCTAAATCCGGTGACAATGTTGAATTATTTTATAATTTAATTAATACAAAAGCATATAAATTAGTTTCTAAAGATTGTTTGTCAAATGCATTTTCATCTAGTATGTTTATAGGCACTTGTACAAGTACAGTTGTTGATAATACAACATATACATACACATTGTCTGCCGCAGATTTACCAACCGCATCTTCTTTATTGTTCCAAAAAATCAACAGTGATAAAACATCAAATGGTTATACAAATACGAAAATAACAGATTTGTCTAATATATTGAATAACCTAAATAGCTTACTACAAAATCCAAATATTACAACTTATAAATCGAGTGGACAACTTTTGCCAGTTATATCTTATAAAGATAATTTGGGATACAGTAGAACGTTGACTTTTGACGGGTTGATTTTACAAAAATCAACCACACCGGATGGTCCACTTGGATATTTTTATACTGGGTTGGTAACCGCTACTAGTTCGGGCGGAACAAATCCTATACATGCATATTCTTTTGAAAATACATCTACATTTGGTCAAATTACACTTTATATTTTAGGCACTCAAGATTCAAACGCATCATCTTGTACACCACCGCCAACGCCGACAACAGTTGGAAATTTTCCAACAAATATTTCATTTACAGGCCCAAGATGCGGTTATTTAGATTGCGGCGATGGTTATACTCAACCAGTATGTAATCCAACTTCTACCACGCAAATAAAACATAGTGGTAGCTTCATAATCACGAATAATAACAATGCGGAAATGTTAGCTACCATTAGTCCAACTTGGACTAACTTAGATGGAACACCTTTAAATTCATTAATTAGTACAGTTGATTTTACTCCAACTGGCATGTTTTCCATTTCAGCTAACAGTATACGTAAAATTAGCATTGGCTTTGGGCTGTCTAACTATGAAAATACACTTCAACCAAAAACTTTTACGGCTAAAGGTTCGGTTAATCTAACCTTACCACTGGGATATTCTCCACAATCGCAAAATTGTGAAATTATAGCTAATTTTGATAAAAATTCATGTAATATAAGTTTGCCTATTAAACAAACATGGAGTACTCCAAATTTTTGGCAAGCTGTGGGAATAGATCAGTTATCTTGCAATTCAAATCCAAATTCTGCTCAGATTATATCAAATCCCTCTTCTACAATTCAAGTGAGACACAGTGGTAGTTTTACAATAACAAATAATTCTTCCATCAAACCAATTACATTTACATTTGATAAAAATAATTGGAAAAATCAAAATGGAACTGCTATAGATTCTTTACTTACTCCTGTAGAAATGAATCCTGATTCGCCTATCGTACTACAACCAAACGAAAGCAAGAAAATATCAGTGTCATTTGGAAAAAACAATTATAATAATCCATCTCAACCGGCTAGTATATATTTAACTTGTCCAGTTACAGCAACTACAGATTCAGATTATTATATTAATCCGATTTCTCAAAATACGTTTTATTTTTCATCCGATAAAAACAGCTGTGTTGTTACTACACTAAAAAATCCAAATTGGCCACAAGATATCGGTATTTCTGGTGGGGAAAATTCTATAAATTGTAATTGTGGAACATCTACATCTCCACAAATATGTGATCCTACACTTTTGACACAGATAAAACACACGGGAAGTTTTATAATTATAAATAACAATCCCGATTCAATGACAATTACTTTGAATCAAAATTGGACCAATAACGATGGTAGTGTATTAAATTCTTTGTTATCGCCTGTTACAATTGATCCTCAATCTCCCATTTCTATCGAACCATATAAATCTAAAAAAATAAGTATAGGAGTTGGAATTATAAATTATTCAAATTCAAACCAACCATCAAGTATTGATATAAAAAATCAAGCTGTAGCTACTCTTCCACCAGAATATACCGAGACATCTAAAAATATTACAATTAGATTTTTATCAGATAAAAATAAATGTAAAAAAGAAGTTGTTACTACTGTAATACCTCCTGTAGTTACGCCTGTAACAAGTAATTTAGGATGTATAAGTTATAATTCTAGTATGTTTGAAAGTTGGACGCAAATAAAACTTAGAACGGTGGTAACAATTGCATATAAAACTGGTACATCCGCTGATAAAACTTTTGCCAAAGCAGTTGTTAATGCTTTGCCAAATTCAGGATGTACATTACCAACAAGTATAACACAAGACGGTTATTCAGTTAGTATAAATTGGATTTTGGATACTGCAGGTGGACAAGAATATGTGTGTACACCAGGCACATCAGGTCAATTTTCAGGCACTTATACAGTTGTAACAACCAATTCCATATTAGGAAGTGCAAATTTTTATATATTGTTCTTAAGAAAAAACAATAATAATATAGACGCTGAAAGTTACATTAATTTGTGTCAAACAGGCGGAGTTTCGTCGGTTGGATAAAAAATATTGACGTTTTTCCGAATTTATGTTATATATATTCTTGAATGACACAGATGTGTTATTCACTATAGTGCTCGAGTGAGGCTATTAGGTTAATAAGTTCAATAGAATTATTAAAAGAAAGGTAAATATATGTCAGTAATTAAATATAGTCCGTTTGCATTGCGACACATTGATCGTGATGAGTTTTTAACACCATTTGACCGCGTATTCGATGAAGTATTTGCGGCACATTTCCCAGAACTAAATAAAGAGTTAGGTGTTGGTTTTTTTGAAAAACAAAGTTATCCCCGTGTAGATGTTGTTGATTACAATGACCGTGTAGAAATTCTAGCTGAAATTCCTGGTCTATCCAAAGATGAAGTATCTGTGGATGTACAAGAGAACGTGCTTACCATTAGTGGTCAAAAGATTAAAAATGTTGATGGTAGAGAATCAACTGGAAAGTATATTCGTAGGGAATTGAAACATAGTAGCTTTAAACGAAGTTTTACTTTGGGAGATCAAATAGATAGAAATAATCCCAGTGCAAAGTTTGAAAATGGGTTGTTGAGGGTGACTTTATCAAAGGTCAAACCAACAATTCCTGAAACCAAGAAGGTAAAGATTGATTAATATTCAATCAAGGTTATATTAAACCCCGCCATTAAATTGGCGGGGTTTTTTATTTCTATCTATTTATAGATATGATAAAATTTCATCATTTGGTAATAGCAACATCTTTTTTAATTGCAGGATGCGCTGCGTATTTCAGTGTATATGGTATTGGATTGTTATTTTCAGGTGCAACCATCGCAGCTATGATTATGGCTGGATCTTTAGAACTCGGCAAGTTGGTAACAACTAGTTGGTTATTTAGATACTGGAATAAAGTCAATTTTCTAATGAAGACATATATGATAATCGCAGTATTCGCATTGATGGCTATAACATCATTGGGTGTATTTGGATTTTTAACTGCTGCTTTTCAAAAATCATCGTTGGAAACCGAATTATCATTGAATAAAATTTCTACATTAGAGTCTCAAAAAAAAGAAGAGATTAATAAAATTGAATCTACAAAAAAATCTATAGAAAAACTCTATGTGTTAAGAAATAGTCAAGAAAATAGATTGAATGAAGTACTTACAAACGCATTAATCGCTCGTAATCCAATTCAACTACAAAATATTCAAAATCAAATTAACGATCAAATCACAGATCTTAACAAACAGTTAGAAAACGAAAATGACAAAATTAAAACCTATAGTGCTAAATCTACATCTATAGACGATGATATTTTCAAGTTGAAAGTGGATAATAGTCAGAAAAAAGACATTACAACCTTTAAATTCGTAGCGGATCAATTTAGTACAACTATTCAAAACGTAGTGAAATGGTTTATTGTGGTACTTATTACAGTATTCGATCCACTCGCCGTTGTACTATTATTGGCATATAATATAAGCACGAATAAAATTTATTCGGAAGATGACAAAAATTACGAATTGTATAAAAAACAAGAAAAGCCTACTGATGAATCTAACGTTGATCCAATTCCACCAACTCAAACCATAGTAGAAAAAATTGTTGAGAAGCCTGTTGAGGTTGAAAAGATAGTGGAGAAAATTATTGAAAAACCAGTTGAAGTTGAGAAAATTGTTGAGAAGCCTGTTGAGGTTGAAAAGATAGTGGAGAAAATAGTCGAGCGAAAAGGCAAAACGGGAGTAAGAGGAATGTTTAGTTTTTAACAATTAAAATAATTCTTTTATAATCTTTTATAATTTTGTAGTCGGTTCATATATATGTACTTATAAGTATGGATGAAACTGAACTTAAAGAATTGTATAAATTGATCAAAAGATCATACGACGAATCGTGTTGGAAAACCTTGAATGACGCTTTAGATTATATTTCGGAATTTGTGGAAGTGGACGAAGAACTACCTACAGACAATGATTGAAATTTTGTTATTAATATTACTGTTTGCATCAGTATCGGTTAATGTGTTTTTATTAATCACACTAAAAAAGTTATTTAGCCAGGTTGATATCTTAGAAGACTGGATAATAAACTTTAAAAAATCTGTAGAAAATACTTTTAATAAATTGAAAGACGTTGATAACCGTGGTATCTTTGAAAAAGATGACGACGTTGGTTTTCTTTTTTCTGATTTAAAACAAATAATCGAATCTTTAAATAAAAAGGTAAAAGAAGAAGAAACCGATAACGTTTGATATTATTACTTGAATGAAACAAACAAAAAAAAGTAAAGTCGCAAATAAAAAAACGACTAAAGTAGTAAAAGTTAAAAAACGTAAAATTACTTCTATGGTAAAAAGTCTTGATAAAAAAATAAAAAAACCAACTAAGATAACATCTTTTAAAAAGATAATTAAAAATGAACCACCTAAAAAAAATAAAAAAATAAAATTAGATATTACATATGAATCTAAGAAGATATCTGAGATAACAGTTCCAAGAAATATTACAGATAAAGATATAATAGTAATCAATGATTTAAATGCTATTAATAAAGAAGTAGAAGAGTTAACAGATGTAAGAAAAAAACGTCGTGGTAGAAACAAGAAAGAAAAGATTTATTTTTCTAAAAAAACGGAAGAAGCAATTGTTGAATATAATTTAGAATCAGATATTGCAAAGAGAAATGAAATATATGAAAATCGTATAAAGTACAGTTTTGACAAATTAGTTGAGAACATATTCAATACATTCAAATTCACTTATTTTGATAATAGTCCATTAGAAATTCAAAAAGAAACTGTAGCGCATTTGGTTTCGAATATGCATAAATTTGAAGCTGGTAAAGGTAAAGCTTTTAGTTATTTCAGTATTGTAGCCAAAAACTATTTGATATTTCATAATAATAACAATTATAAACGATTCAATCAACACGTAGACATTAGTGACACTCCAGGAGAAGATAGTGTCTGTTTACAAACAGAAGACGCTCATCATAAGACTATTCAAACCCAAGAGTTTATGAAATTGTTAATTAATTACTGGGAAAAAAATATAACAAAGATATTCACCAAACAAAAAGATCTTAATATAGCATATGCGGTAATCGAATTATTTCGTAGTAGCGATAGAATAGAGAATTTTAATAAAAAAACACTGTATCTTTATATCAGAGAATTGAGTAATTGCAAAACACAACAAATTACTAAAATCATTAATAAGATGAAATCATATCAAAATGTAGTTATGAAAAATTATATAGACAGTGGTAAAGTATAATACAAAACAAAACAAATAAACCACTCCGTTTGGAGTGGTTTTTCTATTTATAGATATATGGACTTAAATTTTGAAATTTACAAAGGAAAGAATTTTTCGGGTCTTTGTAAGGATATAGTGAAAAATTCCGAGAGCAAAAAGGATCAGATTGATATTCTGATATCAGAGTTACGAAGCTTGATAAAAACCATCAATGATGCTACGATCATTGTTCCTATGATCAAAGATTATTATGATGTAGGCATTAAAAACGATGAACAATTGGTTAAATTAGCCGCTGTTGTACAACGTTTAGTAGCTAAAGGCGAAGCTAGTGGTGAAGGAACTTCTATGGTTTTAAGTGAAGACGAACGTAAACAATTGATGGATGAAGTTATAACAATCAGTAAAGGTGAATAATATGGTAAGCACGGACATATCTAAATCAAATAAATCTCCTCAACTAAATGATCAACAAATAAAAGATTTGGTTGATGTTCGTTCACCTATACAACTTGCTGTAGTGGTCGATGTAATTTTTGATGAAACTCATATAAAATTACAAGATGCTTATAAACAAAAAATAAATCCACAAACCGTTCCGCTTAATTATAAAAATGAAGCCGCAAATGAAAATGATGTGGATTTTTCTTATATAGGTCGAGCTAAAGTAAGAATATTGTCTCAAGAAAAAAAGTCATCAGTTGAAAAATTGCCTTGGGCTATACCACTTGAACAAACCATCACACAATATCCATTGGTTAATGAATTGGTATTGGTGCAAAAGGTTGGAAACAATTATTACTATAGCAAACCATTAAACAAATTCAACTTCCCCAATAATATTGATTATACAGTTGAAACAGTATATAGCGAAGATGGAAAGCCGGCTGTACCTTTTTATTTTGATGGTAATAGAGCCACTTATACATCCGCTCCAATTTATTCAAAGTATAATAATATAGGATACGTGGGACAATATTTTATTTCAAATCCATTTATAAGATTGGTTAAGAAAAATGAAGGTGACACTGTAATAGAAAGTAGATTTGGTCAATCAATTCGATTTAGTGCATATGATGATAACAGACAAAATGATAAAGGTGTATATCCATCTTACGATTTAAATGGCAATTTATTGAAAGACTCAAGCGGCGGTGGATATGGTAATCCTAAAGTTACTATTAGAAATAGACAGAGAAATATTGCTTTGGATGAACCGCAACAATTACACCCTAAGTTACCACCTATTCCTAAAATTACACCTATTGAAAAGAATTTCGGTGGGCAAATACCAGAAGATATTAATAACGATGGATCCACTATTCAGTTAACAAGTGGCAGAACATCGAGCGATTGGAAAACTACAGTTTATAAAAATACATTTGGCAAAACATCAAATGGAGAACCAACTGAAGAACAAGTAAGATTCAATCCAAAAAATTCCACTCCATTTGTATTTCCAACTTTAAACGGCGATCAAATTGTAATAAATACTGATAGATTGGTGTTGAGCAGTAGGTTTGCAGAAACACTACATTTTAGTAAAAAACGTTATGCCGTAACTACTGATAGCGAATACACAGTAGACGCTAATGATAATGTAGTTATAACTACAAATAACACTGCTACTATAAATGCTCCACAAATATTTTTGGGTCAATATGGTGAAACTAATGAACCAGCATTATTGGGTCAAACAACTGTAGATTGGATGTATGATCTTTGTAATTGGTTATTGGATCACGTTCACTGGCATCATCACGTACACCCACATCCACATACACATCCTAGACTAGATCAGCAAGGAAGGACAACAACTCCAGAAAATACAAAGGATGCTAATCCGGATCAAACGCAAATACCAGTACAACAAATTAAACTACAATTATTAAGAGATAATTTACACAAGACACTAAGTAGACGAGTATTCGTTACTGGAGGCGGTTATGCTCCTGGCAGTAACGGAGTTAAACCAACTGGAAGTGGCGGAGAGTGTAAAGATCCAGTAGTAATTAATACAGTTACAGGAGCTGGAGTTGTCGGTGATTTCAAAGGTAGAAATCGTCGTGAAGGTCCAGTACAAGTTGAATTTGAATTTGAGAATTAATTATGAGTGATTATTATATAGCCTATGAAGAAACTGTACCTTGGAATGGTAGCGTTTTTAATGCTAACGAATATAGAAGAGCTATAAACTTATTCTATTCAAAAGTTGATCTTGTACAACCAAATGTAATAGTGGAGGATGGTGCTCCAACCCCAAATATTTCTGTAAAAAATTTATCTCCAGATGCAAATTTTCCCAACGAATTGAATTTTAGTTTAAGTGGAAAATTTTCAACATCAAAACGTGATGAATTAACCGGAAATTACTTAGCAAATGTTACTTTAAGTGGAGACGTTAAGGTTCCAAGACAAACATCTAGTGGAAAAACACTGAAAGTTATTATAGCATCTTCTTTTAAGACTACACGTGCTGTTGGAAAGACTCCAGGTGAAGCCTTCAATAATGCTTTTAAAGAACTAAGAGAATCTTTGCTACAAACTTTAGCTGATCAAGTTGGTGGTTCTGGTAAGGGAATTAAAGTGGAACGACAAGACCCATTTACCGATCCAGATCCTGCTTTAGTAGGACCACCTACACAAACGATATCAGGAGTTACAAATAAAGCTCCTGTGGTAGACAATCCTAACATAAAACTTCCAACACAAGAAGTAAAGGGGTTAGATGCAAATGCAGCACAACAAGCAGCCTCAAAAGCCCAGGACGCAGCGAGTAGTGCTACATCTCAAGTTAAAAGTGTAACTGGAGGATTAACATCACAGGTTCAAGGAGCTGCTGGACAGGCACAAGGTGCATTACAAGGAGCTACAGATCAAGTTCAAGGAGCTGCTGGACAAGCACAAGGTGCAATTGGTGGTGCTCAAGAATCTGCAGGTGGAATACTTAGTAATCTTTCATCTGGAGTTAAAGGTGCAATTGGCGGAGGCGCTTTAGGGGCTGGTATTGGAGCATTGGCAGGTGGAGGAAAAGGCGCATTGATTGGTGCTGGTGCTGGATTGGTAGCAGGTGGTGTAGCCGGTAAGGTATTTGATAAATTCAATCCAAAAGGTATAACACCAGATGGTTTGGGTAAGGATTGGTCGCCTGATAAGTTTAGTCCTGAATCTATAGCTGGAAATGATACGATTGTTAATGCAAAAACTGGCGCAATTAGTTCAACATCTAAATTAGCAGCTGGATTAAAAGGTGGAGTATTAGGTGGCGCTCTAGGTGCTGGAGTAGGCGCATTGGCTGGGGGAGGAAAAGGAGCTTTAATAGGTGGTTTAAGCGGTACTGCACTCGGCGCTGGTTTATCTGTTGGCGGAGTAACAGGCGGAGCCTTGGCTGGAGGTGGGTTGGGTGCTGGTATAGGTGGAATAGTTGGGGGTGGAAAAGGAGCTGTAATTGGTGCTGTTTCTGGAGGTGCAATTGGTGCAGCTGCGGCTAAATTAGCCAGTATACAGAAGGATATGCCTAAACCAAATATACCCAAACCACCTAGTACACCTCGTATTAAGACAGTCAAGATACCAAGACCATCTGACACAAAAGGAGCACAAGCATTATTAAATTTACCTAAATCTCGTTTGGGTTAATAATTATATATAATAATATGAAAATAGACGTATTAAAAGAATTTATCAAGAAAACAGTACAACAAGAGGTACGAAGTGTAGTACAAGCTGAACTTAAGCTTCAATTGGCAGAAATATTTTCTAAAGAAGTTCTTCAAGCCAAGAAAAAATCATCTGATTCTGATTTGGAACAACAGATTCTAAAAGAATTGGAAACTATGAATGAATCTGTTGTTGAAGAGCCAGTTAAACCCGTAAAGAAGTTTGTCAAATATACAAGTAACCCAATGTTAAATGATATTTTGAATCAAACTACCGGTGGAATACCACAAGAAGGCGGTATGGTTAATATGATGGGTGGATTTGGTGGTGCAACTCAAACTACAATAAATGAGACCAAAGTTCCAGAAAATGCTCCTGCACCGGTAAAATCTGTGTATTCAGCAATGAACAGAGATTATAGATCTTTAATGAAAGCAGTAGATAGTAAAAAATCCAAAGTTTAATTATGGCTAAAAAAGTACTAGGACTTAAAATACCGTTTAGATTGGGTCAAGATGGTTATTTTGAAACAAATGTTGATACTATTTCACAAGTTTCTAGTAATATAAAGAATCTTTTATTAACCAAACCAGGAGAACGCAGATTTAATAATGCGTTTGGTTCTTCATTATATAAAGTTTTGTTTGATCAAAATGAATTGGGTGAAATGTTGCCTATGTTAGTAAATCTCATTCAAAATGATGTAAATAGATTTATGAACGGTGTAATAGTTGAAGATGTTAAAGTTCAATTATTGGAAAATGATGTTGTAAATAATGATTATAATAAAATATTTATAAAAGTAGCCTTTAGTTACAAAGAATTAAAGTCAACCACTGAAGTGATTATCACAAACAACAATATATAATGCAACAATTAATTAACAAAACATTTAAAGCTAATACAAAAGACGTTTTGTATTTAAATCGTGATTTCACTTCTTTAAAACAACAACTCATTGATTTTACCAA